ATAAATGCTTAAAAAATATTTTATTACTGTTACTATTGAGATTAAGAATACAGAAACAAATGAAGTTTCAAATTATGCTGTTGATAATTTTTTAATTAAGAATGGCACAAGATATAACTTCAATGGCTCTAAGGCGATGGCTATCAGCTTTTATTCATATAATTCAGCTGAGGAGTTCAGAACTAATTTTGATTTTGAATCTTTGCCTTGTTTTAAAAATCTTACTGATAGAGGATATGAGGTGATTGTTTATTCAGATTTTATGGTTACTGTAACAATCATATGTACAGCGATGTACAACCTTATGAAATTGTCAGAGTTATTTCTCCAAAGACTATCGAGGTCAGGCAGATGGATACAGTTCAGACTGTAAAGCCAAAACATTTCGTTTCTGGTGGTTTTTCTGCTCACTGTGTAGACCAAGACAAGCAGGAGTATAATTATACTTCAAATGAATCTAACGAAGTTATAAAAGCTAGATTACAAAAGGATGGTTATTATAAATCAATTGCTGGCAAGCATTTTCTTAGCGAGCAACCTTTTAAATTTCATGATTATAATTTCTAACAACTGGGGAGCATTGCTCCCCTTTTTTATATGAGGAGTTTAAAATGCCAAAAGGATATTTAGGAAACAATAAACCAAAATTAAAAAATTGTGTTATATGTAAAGGCAAAATTGATATACAATATAAACCAAATGGTGCTATGTATTGGGACAAAGGTCATAATCCTTATCCAGTAAAAGATAAAGGCAGATGTTGCACTGAATGTAATGAAACAAAAGTTATTCCTGCAAGGTTTGGATTCTTTTAGTTGTGGAAGGATATTACAACTATATGATTAGGAGAAGTGCACAAATGGTTTTAATAAAAGAGATTAAAGATGAAGTAAATGGTCTCAACAAAGAATTAATAAAATTAAGAAATCAATTAACAGAGGAGAAGTCCGAAGAAAAATTATCTTCTGTTAAAAATATGTTGAGGATTGTTAATGTAATATCTGCCAAGATAAAATTTATGCAACATTATGATAATTAAAACTATCTTTTCTGCGCAGAAAACATTATCGTAATTATAATTTCCTCCCCTGTTGAGATCAGCCAGATAAATTCTGGCTTTTCTTTTTTCTAAAAAAGAGTAATAATTGTGACAGTTAGTTTATCAGTTTACCACTGGAAATAAGGTTTAAAGGAATAAAACATGGCTTCAAAGAATAAAAAAGTGCAGGTGCAGAGACCTGTTAAAGATGGACCACCAATTCAACCTGAGAAATTTACTGGCAAATTTAAATCTGTTGAGCCAATGAAGTATCAGAAACCGGCTCGAGAAAGACCATACAAATGGAATCATCATACAACTATCAACTGGATTATGGGACAAGCAGATCCTGTTGGATTCCTTGCGCAAGTTATGCAAGGCAAAGAGATTTTTCCTGTTTATTCAGATGATGGTGGCGAGCTGTCAACTGTTGGTAAAATATCTGCAGACCCAGAATTAAGAGTTATGGCTGCAAAGACTTTACTTGGTAAATGTGTTCCTGATTTAAAAGCAGTGGAAGTCAAAGCACAAGTTGAAGAGAAAAAAATAATAGATATAACTAGGATAAGTGATAATGACCTCACCACCATTGAGCGAGTTCTTGAACACTCTGTCATTGACGCAAGTGAGAGCAGAGAAGATGAAGAGGTCGCTGAAGGAATTCACGAAGAGTTCTTGGCAAGCAATTGAGCCAGGACGACAGTTCTATGACAACTGGCATATAGATGCTATCAGTGAACATCTGCAAGCTGTTGTTGAGGGCAAGATAAAAAGATTGATAATAAATATTCCTCCAAGGCATATGAAATCAATTAGTGTTGCTGTTGCATTACCTGCATGGACTTGGACCATCCAGCCAGAAAAAAGATTTTTGTTTGCGAGTTATGCTGGTTCACTCTCTATTAGAGATTCGGTAAAATGTAGAAGACTAATTGACAGCCAATGGTACAAAACATATTTTGGAGATATGTATAATCTAACAACTGATCAAAATCAGAAGCAAAGATTTGAGAATGATAAAACTGGTCAGAGAATAGCAACATCTGTTGATGGGGCATTGACCGGTGAAGGTGGTGATATAATAGTTATTGACGATCCTCACAATGTTAGAGAAGCAGAATCTTCCGCAGTTAGACAAGGTGTTCTTGACTGGTGGGATCAAGCTATGCAAACTAGACTGAATGATCCAAAGACTGGTGCCTTTGTTATAATAATGCAGCGAGTTCACGAGAACGATCTTACTGGACATATATTAGGAAACGAAAGAAATGCTTGGGATCATCTATGTTTACCTGCAAGATATGAAATCGGACATCCAACACCAACAAGATCTACTCTCGGATTTGGGGATCCTCGAACCAAAGAAGGCGAGTTGCTGTGGCCAGAGAGAGTTGACAAGAAAACTCTTGAGACACTTGAAGCGAGTCTTGGGACATACGCAAGTGCAGGTCAACTGCAGCAGAGACCAATGCCCAAAGGTGGTGGGATATTAAAAGCAAAGTGGTGGGTGCCATGGGAGAAAGACGAACTGCCAGATATTGAATATGTTATACAAAGTTATGATACAGCATTTTCTGTCAAAGACAAAAGTTCTTATTCTGCTCGCACAACATGGGGAGTGTTTAGAGAGAATGGTCAAGTAAATGCTATTGTTATTGAGATGTGGTATGATAGAGTTACATATCCTGAATTAAGAAAACTTGCTCAAGAGTCTTATGAAGAATGGCAACCTGACGCAGTTCTTATAGAAAAGAAAGCATCTGGTCAAAGTTTGTTACAAGATTTACGAATGGCAGGTGTTCCGGTTTTGGCTTATAATCCTGATAGAGACAAGGAAGCAAGAGCTCATGCGAGCAGTGCATTATTAGAAGATGGAAGAATTTACTTTCCTTCTGACAAAAAATGGGCTAAGAATTTAATAGATATATGTGCAGCATTTCCTGCAGGCGATAATGATGATATAGTTGATACATGTACGCAAGCATGGTTAAGATTAAGAAAAGGTTGGTTTATAACACATTCAACTGATTATGACGAAGATAATGAGCAACCTCAAAAAAGGATGACATTCTATGGCTAAATCCCCAACAGTTATTCCATTCGCAGAAAGTATGCCTGCTGACGACTTCCAAATCGAAAAGATTAATGATGATGAAGTTCTTATTGGAGATCCAAATCTAGATATTGTTGAGGAAGACAAAACTGCTTTTGATGAAAATCTAGCAGAGTCAGTTGGCGAGAACGAGCTGAATGCAAAATCAAGTTCTCTGATCAAAAGTTATGAGTCTGATAAAGAAGCAAGATCTGAATGGGAATATAGATATAAACAAGGTCTTGAAACATTAGATCCTGAAGGTGGTCAAGAGGAAGAAGAGAATCAAAGAGCAACAAGAGGTTTGAGTACAGTTGTTCATCCTATGATTGCTGAAGCAGCAACTCAATTTAATGCAAGAGCAATAGCAGAATTATATCCATCAGGTGGTCCAGTAAAAACAGTCATTGTTGGCGAACCAAATGAAGAGATGGAAGATCAAGCCAAAAGAGTTAAGAATTATATGAATTATCAGATCACTCAAGAGATGCCTGAGTATTTCCCTGATCTGGATCAAATGTTATTCCAGTTGCCATTGATTGGTCATACTTTTAAAAAGATATGGTGGGATGCTAATCTTGACAGACAATGTTCACAGTTTGTAAAAGCAGAAGACTTTGTTGTATCACCAGAGAGCAAAGATTTATATACATCATCACGATATACACATTTGATTAGAATACCAAGAAATGATTTTAACAAATATGTAAAAGCAGGTTGGTATCTGCCAAGCAAATATACATCAGAGGATATTGATCCTTCTGGCGATATTGGTAGCGATATTGAAGGTGTAGATCCTTATGGCGATTCTTCTGATGAGGTTATGACATTATTAGAGATGCATGTTTACGAGTCGTTTGAAGGAATAGATAATATAGATGACGATGATGAGAACGCAGTTGCCTTACCTTATGTTGTTACAATAGATTATGATTCTGAAAAGATTGTAAGTATTCGCAGGAACTGGATGCAGGAAGACGAG